ATATTCTGTGGGATTGGAGTAATGGTCCAACCGTGAGAAACAATTTGAGTTCCCATAACTTCAATCTTCTTTCTTGTATGCCAAACTTTACCTGCATTTTCATCTGATGTTAGCACTTTTAATAACTCAGTCATAAATGATTTGCGATAAGAAATCATATCATTGTCTGTAAATTCTTTTCCCGCCTTTACAGCATTAGCTTCTAATCGTTCCTGTTCGTCGTCCCAAAATGATTGTGGACTTTCAACATGGTATTTTACGTTTATTGAGTTCTTAGATAAAGCTTTAAATATAATTGGAGTTGCAGTACTTCTTCTTAGCCATTCTAACGAACCAAATAAAGGTGGAGTTGAATAGTTCTTATCTCCAAAAGTATATTGATTACTGTATATTGCTGATGTTGGATTAGAAAAAGGATCATTGGTATCAAATAGAGGATATACTTTCATATTTATTAACGATTCAATTGTATTGAAATTATAATCAGTAACAACTATGTGAGTTGGTTTATTATTAGTAGAAGTAACATGACATGCTAGTCTAGCCTCATTCATATCTATGTGTTCTAACTTAGCAACCGATGGCTTTCCTCCAATTCTTGCAGCTTTATTTCTATATACTTTAGAAAACGCACCTTTCATATGTTCATAGTCAACAGCACATTTGTATAAGTAATCTTCATACTTCCATTGGTCTAACCATTGTTGAATAGTAGCATCTTTAACTAACATTCTAACTACAGCGTTATCTACTATTTCTTCTTTATATAGAAACGGACCGCTTCCAACATACATATTGATTTTCTTTTCTATGATTCCGGGAGCTGTACTATTTTCTTGCACAGCATGCTTAATGATCTTTGGTAAATTATCATTAGAACCATAAGGAAGTATTCTCCACTCACCAACTGTGAATGCATTATCTTGATAGTCTAACTCTTCTTTCCTAACCTTGAATGAATCAAACTCTCTAGGATTATTGGATAGTTCGTAAGTAAACCCAGTAGTTTCATTAGCTACTATTCCATGTCTGTCATACATTTCAATCATTATGTTTGTATTAATTGGTTATTAAATGTCATTAGTAATGGCAAATAGAATTGTCTCTTATCTTCATTACTGCTGTAGTCTGTATAAGCAATGAGTAGGTTACTCTTATCTGATTGGTTAGACCTATAGCCTTTACGAATTAATCCTTTATCAACTGTCTTTAAACCATCTGATGATTGTGTTTGCTCTGAATAAGTTATGTAACTGAATGAGAATGGTATGTTTAATGATGACATACGTCGCATTTGCTTGATAGCATCTCTTAACTTAATGGTTGCACTCATTGTTTTATTTGTATGTGCAAGTTTAACAACTATACACTGGTTGTTTAAGACACAAATAACATCAATGTTTACAAGGCTTAACGGTTGGTTTGTTATTTGTGTAACGATTGCCTGTCGGTCATATTTCTATTTGAAAGGCACTTTTGCACGAGCATAAAGGTTTTTGAGCGTGGCGGGGTTAACTATCGTACAAACAAACCTTAAAACCTTTCGTTTTAGGTTTATTTACTGTTTTTGAGCTATTTATATTTTTTTTTTCATTTTTATTTAAGTAAAAGCTGCTATTTGAGTTGTGTATTTTAACTTATTTAGAATCATTATATATTTATCATTATTATTTTAAAAAAGTGTTTTTCTTTTAAAAAAAGTTGTCAAAATGAATACTTTTTATTATCTTTAAGTATTGAAAATCAATTAAATATATTAATTATGAACACAAAAACAGAAGAAAAAAAAGTAATTGCAAGTGCAAAAATTGAGGAAAAAAACCCAGTCGCACAAAATGGAAATTCTACCAATGTAGATAAAAATGTTGCTGTAATCGCAATGATTGAAAAGTTCAAACCCGAACCACCTAAGACAGCAGAGGAAAGAATCGAAAAAAGCAAACAGTTTGAAGCAATTTCGAAAAGGTTTACACAGCTAAAGGAAAAATCTCAAGAACTTTTGATGTTTGAAGCTGGAAACGACAAACTAAAAGCTAAGATTATTTTTGAAAATCAAGCAGGCTTTAAATTTGAGATTCAAAATTCTAATGTTATTGAAAAATTGAAAGATTGCGCAAAAGATGAATTATCGATTTTATTAAATGAAGTTGATAACGAAATTATGACTTTTCAAATGTAAACCAAACAAAAAGCCCTACTGTCGAGGGTAGGGCTTTTATAAATCAATTAAATAATATACGCCATGAAACGCAAAAATTTAGAATCCAAAACTTGGATATTTAGCGGCAATTGCTTGTTGTGATTATATCATGCTTGATGGCGATTTTTCATCGTTGTTTTCCTGAAGTAGTAAACTCTTTTATTTGATCTATATGCGTAATCTCTTCACCTGAATTCGTTTCATTGCTTCAAAATGATTTTCATTATTAGCTTTCTCCACTTGTTTGATAATGTGAATATAAGGAGATACTACTTCATTATATTTTTGTAGAAATGTTTCTTTTGCCATTTCTCTGGCTTGTTCTAAAACTAGAAGGTTTTGAATTGGTTTAGTTTGCGACATACTTAATTTATTTATACAAATGTAGTAATTATTTTTATACAACTTCTGGGCCCATACTTCCTTTAGAAGATTTTTTTCTGAATGAAGCTTTTACCCATTCTGGTCTGAAGAATAAATATTTAACGGCATCACTTAAATTTGTTGATGTTATAAGCTTTTTAATGTCTTTTGAGCGTTCAGCTCCTTTATCTTTATAGATCCTTTTCTTTCCTTTTTTGTCTATTCCTTCTTTTGTTTTGGCGTTTTCCAATGATATTTTTACATTTTTACATCCAAAAATGCATATTTTTAATTGTGGTAAATCTTTATTATCACCACGCATAATATTACGCATTAAATTGTATTCCTCTTCTTGAAATATAGTTGCTTGACCTTTACTTATCAATTTTACTTCCCATCCTGTTTTGGTTCCGTCTTGATTATATTCCAAATAGTTTTGAAGTTCTGTGGCCATATCTCTATTAATATCTTCATATGAATTACCCGAACGATCATAATACATATTAATTTTTTTAAATTTATGATCACAATAGAATGATAAAAATTTATTAGCAAGCTCACGCATTCCATGTGGAGGAATAGTATAAAACTCTTTAAATAAATAAGCTGTATTCCCATTTACTTGACCAGTCACCATACTACACATATTACCAAAGTCAATTCCAATGTCTATTGCCTTGGAATGATAAAGATATTTTTGTGCCAACGAACTTTCTTTCCAAACTTCATCCAATGAGAAATTTTTATAATAATCGGTAATAATTCCGTCATTATAAAAATGATGATCTCCAAGATTTACATAGAAACGTTCCCCTTTTTTTAACTTATTAGGAAATCCTCCAATAGCTGTTTTGAATTCTTCTGGTCCTAAATCGTCTAATATATCTTTAAACCAATCTACATTTAAGAAATCGGCATTTACATAAGAAGAAACTACTTTAAAAAAGGTTAAATTTTTTCTAGCTTTTTTCCAACGCACATCCCATCTAGCTATAGCCTTTTCAATATTCTTTACTTTTTGAGCATTTCCAGCGCGCTCTTCATTTCTTTTTTCTATTTGAAGTTCATTTATAACTGAGCCTATTTTAAAAGCTAACTCACAACGTTTGGAATCCATTTCAACAGCTCTATCTAAAATCCAATCGTGTTCACCTTCTGATGAATTTGGCATATCGGTTGTAAATGTCTTACCACGATAATAAATGGAATTTGAAAATTTTAAAAAACCACGTAAAGCAGGAGTAAGCTTTTTAATTTTATCAAATGGTAAGTATTTAGTCTCATCACCAAAAATATGTTGGTAGGAATTACCAGCAGCTCCTGAAGCTTGATCCATAGATATCAAGTTAACAAAACAGCCATTAAAAATAGAAATCGTATGTTTATACTGATTAGGAGCTTTGTATGGTTTAGCAAATGTTATTGGTGGAGCTACGTCAATTACATAATGAATTCCTTTAACCCATCCTTTTCGCTCAAATCCTTCAAATAGAGCATCTACTATGTTTTTTTTTGCATTTACGTAGGTATCAGCTACAATAGCCAAATAAGATCCTGGCATATCATAGCAAACATCGATAAATCTTTCGGCAAGGATATCAGATGTTTTAGCAGAACCCCTACCTGCAATTAGCCATAAGTCCTTCGGGCTAATCATATCAACTACCATTCTTATCCAAGTAGCAAAATGTAAACTAGCGTCAGTATCTTTAACGTTTATCGCGGACTTCCTGCTCATTGTTAAATAGTTTTATAGGTTCAATTGCCGCATCTTGTTTTAATAGTAATTTTTCAGATTCTGAAAGTTCATCAAGTTCATCAATTTGTTTTGCTAATTCCAAACGGTTAATTTTTGGTTGACCTAAAAATTCAGGATCCATCGCAAATATTTTAATAGGTTTTTGAAATAATTCTTTTGGAAGTTGTGGAGGATCAACTAAGTCTAGTTGACGCATTTTACCAGCACGCTCATATATTCTACTAGCTCTATCAAAATCCTCTGGAGTTTTTGCGGTTAATTCTGTAGCTGTAGCAAGATTTTCCATTCTTTCAGCATATATATTTCTATATACATCTTTTGAAACATTACTGCTTTTATAGAAATACTCACGCATTTCATCATATAGTTGTTTGGCTTTATATCTTGAAAAGCCATCTACTAGTATTAAATGTTTGAGTATTGCTTCTTCAGTTCCATAATGCAAACGGCGCTGATGCATGCCATGAATTTTATCTAAAAGCTGTAGATAATAAACAACATCTTCTGGAGCATCTTTGACATCTCCATTTTCCATAAAGATGTAAATATCTTGTAAATCAATATCGTCTAAATTAATCTTCATAAAATAGAATTCTTTTTTTTACTTGTTCAACTTCTTGAGCATTACATATTTTTTGATACTCTTGTGCTGCAGTAATATTTCCCGTTTGAGCAGTTGCTAGTAATTTTTCATGAATTAGAAACTTGCTTTCTAATTTTCCACGAATGATATTGAATTTAAGTTTTGAGTTTTCAGCTTTTAATGCTTTTTCAAATTCTAAATAGTCAATTTCAAGATAAACAGCTATTTGTGCATTAGTATAATTTAATGCAGATAAAGCAGCAATTGTCTCAAATTGTTCATCTGATAACATTAATGGATTAAAAAGAACTATTTGTGTCATTTTAATTTTGCGTTAGTAAACATTTCTTTTCTGAATTGGTAAACTCCTTCTGAATTAATAAATACATATTGCTCATATAGTGCATTTTCGCTCCAATTACCAGAACCTTCTATACAATAGAAATTTGTTTCTGTTTTTATTAAAGTTACCTTGGAATGATTCCAGGTATATTGAACTTTAATATTTGGACGATTATTAACCAGTGATGATAATAAATCAAAAGTTTTTGGATTAAGTTTTCGTAATCCATCTGATATCATGAGTGTAATTTGCTCAATTATTCCAGCATCATGTAGCTCAATTAGTGATTCTACTACTCTAATATTTATTGAGTATGTAGATGCATATAATTCTTTTATTCCTTGCATTTTAGCAATTATTGGAATGAAAGTAAAGGCATTAAAGGAGTTATCCGTTTGTAAAAAGAATATTTCCTCTGGAGTTGGAAGTCTTAATAAATCTTCCGATAATTTTGTGATTTTTTGATAATGATGATTGAGATATTTTGAAATGAATAATTCAGAAGCGTTACTTTCTAACGCCTCTGAATTTTCTTTTTTTGTTGGTATTTTGAAAAATTTACTTTCCAGCAGCATCCAATTTTGCTTTTATTAGTTCTTTTTCTTCTTTCCAAGAATCAACTTTTTGTTGATACTTTTCTTTGTCTTTATCATTTTTTGCAGTTTCAACATTCTTTATATCACGACGGATATAATTCTCCAATAACGTTTGACGCTTTGAAGCATCAGCAATACTCATTTCATCAACTTCATTTTTTACTCTATTTTTAAAGAAAACTGGATGAATTCCAAGAACCTTTCCATTGTCTCTATAAGAAACTAACTCATCATAGATGGTTTGTTCCATTGTAAAGTTTTGAACTGCCTTTTTTGCTATTTCAAAAATTACTTCATTGGAAATAGTTTGCGCTTCAAAATGCTCTTTTCCTTCAATTAAAGGAAGCACAACTCTATCAATTAATTCTTTGTGAGCATCACAGAATTCGTTATAGTGTGTGAATTTATCAGTAACTAAAGCTTTTAATTCTGTTGGGGTTTCAACATTATTTAAAAACGGAAATTCATCACGGAATTTTATAGCTTCTTTAACATCGTCTGGCGCTCCTTCAAAAGCTTTTAATGTTTCGGCTAAAGCTTCATTATCTTGTTTTAAAATAATTGGTTCTATCACATAAATTTCAGCATCAAATGAAGCTTCAATTTTTTCTTTAAATACATTTTCAACTTTTACAGTTACTGGTTTTGCTTTTTTAATTTCGATTTCTGAAATACTATAGAGTTTTCTTAACTCATACTTTACCGTTTCTAAAGATGATTTTGAAAAACCAACACGATTTAAATGTGTCATTTGAGAAATTAATCTTCCTGGAGCTTTACTAAATATAGCAAACAACTCGTTGTACAAAAGATTTTCTTTCATACTAGAATCAGCCAATAGTGCTAATACTTCTTCTTTTTGTGATTTCATAATTATACTGTTTTTTATCTTTTTTAAGTGAATACAAATATTGCACGTGCAATTTTTTGATTTAAGACACAAAAAAAAGCGGACAAAATTTGTCCGCTTTTCCAACTAAATCAATTATAAAAACTCTAACTACGAGACATTTCAATTAAATAAACTGTAGCTCCAGCATCAAATACCTGAAGATGAATTACAGAATCTTTTACAGCAACCCACGGCGTTCCGTTATCTAAAAGAACAGTTACTGGTCCAGAAACACCACCTGAAAGAGTTGCTGGTTCAGAACCGCCACCTCCAATTAATGAAATTACTTTCTTATGAGTAATATCAGTAGAAGTTATCGTAACATCAGTATCTGCTACAGTTACAGCTGGTAATTGATAAACAAATCCGCTAGCTTCAGCTAAAACTAAACTTGTATCTGGAGAAACTGCATTTTCTGCAAAACTCAATTCTCCTTCGTAGAATTTAGATACATGTCTATCTCTTCTTCTTTGCTCAAAAACTAGAGTATGTTTTACTCCAGAATTATCATCAATGAATTCTGGTTTCAAGTACAATGGATTGCACTTTAAACCAACAACTTTACGTTTATTAGTATTACAATCTAAATCATAAACAATAATTACAGGTTCTTCCAAATTATTTTGGATGTACTCATTAATAGCAAGTTCATCACCTGGGTGAGTTCCTTCTATCGTTTTAGTCAACCCACCTGCATCAGGATCTCCATCATATTTATGAGATACTTTTTGTGAAGCATCTGTTAAATAAATTCTTTCAACTTTTGCACCTAATTTTAAAACTATATTACCAACTAGTTTTACACCATTTTCATCAGTATCTGGAAAAGCTAATATATCAGCTACATGTATTACAGATGCATTTGGATTTTTTCCTGTTGGTGCCCCAGCTCCTGCAGCTGGTCTTGGCACCGATTTTCTAAATGTTGTCATTTATATAATATAATTATGCGTTAGTTCCTCCCTTATACCAAACTCCGTCGACTTTGATAAGTTCTAAATATTTAGTATCTGCATTCAATACAACAGCAGTTCCAATTACAATTTCACCAGCTACATCATCAATTGTTAATGCCGCACCTGTTTTACCATAAACTTTAATAGTTTTACCATTTACTCCGTTTTCTATTCCAGAAAGTGTTGCAGTAGCAGCTCCTTTGTAAGCAAATGTTAATCCTAAATTAGCATCAAATGAATCATCTGTAAAATCAATTGTTCCAGATGGCGCCGCAGGTGCAGAACTAGTTCTTGAAAGCTCTATAGCTTTATATGTAGAATCAATTCTTAAAACTAAAGTTCCTCCTGATTTTAAATCAAAATCAGTAGTTCCTGCTAAAACAATCTTAGCAGCATCATGTTTTACATTTTTAGAAGCAATCATTAATGCATTGCCTCTAATTTTAATAACTTGACCTGGTTTAACATTGGTTAATTCTGTAATATCAGTAGCCCAATCACTTGTTACAGCAACATTTTTATAATCTACTGATAATTTTCCTGTAGTATTATCAAATACTGGAATAAAGTTATCTTCTTTAAAAATTGGCGCATCATTTGACCAAACTGATTGTACTAAAAATTCAGCAGGATCTCCAGCACTAACCTCTCTACCAATATGAATTAATCTAACTCCTAATTTATAATCAGCTAACAAATAAATTTTTCTCAAAAGAGTTTGGAATTTATAAGTAGATTTTTCAGAAGGAATGTTTTCTAAAATCTCAATATTATCAGAGAAAGTAGTAAACATGAACGATTTATTTTCTTGGTCCACAAATGTTACAACTCTAATGTTTGGATAGTTTTCAAAATGCTGTGGCAATCCAGCATAATCCATATTAGTACCATTCAATTGTTTGTATTTTGCTTTGTACCAATTCCAAGCTTCATAGTGCATATAGTGTACAACATTAGTACTAGCTAATACATCTTGTGGCAAACGCTTTAAATAACCTAATGTAGATTCTACTTCACTATGGAAATAATCGTAAGCGTTTTCAGGAGTAATATTACCCATAGAGAATGCACGATATTTTTTAGTAATTTCTCTAGCTTTCCATAATTGGTAAAACAAACCATTTTGACGATTGATAAATTTACCAGCTACAGTTGCATCTTTTGGGGTTTGTACAAAAATACCATTCAAAGTAGATATTCTATCCTCAACACGAGCACGTTTCATCAACTCACCAACAAGGAATCTAACAAAAGACATTTTCTCTGGTTGAGAACCTTCTTTGTTCATCATGTTTAACCATGAAGTTTCAATTTCTTGTAATTGATAACCTTCCCATTGAGCATCTATTTGAACTGGATAAATTTTTCCTTCTTCTGATTCAATTTCCTGAACATTTTTAGGTAAGAAGTTGAATTTTCTGCCTTGAGTAATTTCAGCAGTTAAAATAGTAGCACTAGAAACTTTATCGGAAACATTCAAACGTTTAGGCCAGAAATCAGGCAAACTAAAGTTATCTCTATGTAAAGATTTTATTTCCTCTGGGTTTTCACGGAAAAATAATTCAGCATCACCATTAAGTTTATTGATAGTAACAGAATCGTTATAATCAGTTGCAGATACATGTAACCCTTTTGCTGCATTAGCATTCCAAGGTCTACTTATATCAATTGCATCATAATCTTTATTTGAAGCAAATAAGTGAGTAGCGCTATGCTTTAATGATTGTTTCATTTTTTCTCTAGTAATTTGATCTATAGGGATATCGTCTTCAGCTGCACTTCCTAATTTTTTAATAAGCTTTTCTTGTGATTCTTTGTAAGCTGATAATTCTGTTTTAACAGAGTCAATCATAGAAAGTACATCATCACCGCCTTTTGCTTTAGCGTTTCCAACAATTTCTTCAAGTTTTTCTTGAGGAACTTCCATTTCTTTTAATAATCCAACAACAGAAGCTCTAATATCTTCAGCTTGATTGGAATCTTGCAAATCCTTATTAAAAGCTTTTATAGCTTCATTAAAGGTTTCTTCTGTTAGAGCTTCTTTTAATTTTTTTTCGGCCGATTCTTCAAAGCTGACTTTTCCATCAACTATTGGAGGATCTGTTAAACCAGCAAAAACCATCATAGAAGTTAACATGGTCATTAACTTTGAGTTTTTCAACATAACATTGTTTTTTTAAAATTTATAAATAGATTGAACAAATACTTATTTAAATTTGGCTTTCATAGCCAATTCTCTAGCTTTTTGCAAAGCCATTCTGGAATCTCCAATTCCATCAATTAAACCTAATCTTAAGGCTTCTTTTCCATAATACACAGCGCCATTTAGAACGCCCGGTTCTTGAATTAGATTAGGTCTTTTTTCAACTACATAATCTTTGAAAGCTATAGCCAATGGAGATAATGCATTTTTGATCATTCCTTTGTAATCTCCATTTTTAGCATCCTGAACATCTTTATTTTTGAAATTAGATTCAGGAGGATATATTTCGTGAATTTTAATACCAGCATCTTCAAGTGCTTTGGTATTATCCCTCAAGGTAGCAACAACACCAATAGAACCAACTCTCGATGAAAAATCGCCATCAAGCATGATATAATCACAACAAGCAATTGCCGCTAAATATCCAAGTGATAAACCATCGCGAACAAGTCCAACAACTGGTTTAGTTTTATATTTTCCAAATTCTCGAAAATCATCAGCTGCTTGAGTACTTCCTCCAGGTGAATTGATTTTAAAAATAGTTGCATCTACATTACTCAATTCTTGAGCTTTGAATAATTGATTTACAATTTCATCAGATCCAGAAACACACATATTTGAATAAGGTAGAATTTCTCCTTGTAACCTTACTTGAGCAATTGCATTTTTAGGAACATTTACTTGTCCATCTTTTGAACTAATAGGAAATCCAGTAGCGTCAAGTATTTCTAGCGCTTTTTCTTCTACAGAATATTTTGATTGAAAATCAATTCCCATTCTATTACGGAAATTTTCAGCTAACTCAAAATAAGCCTCTGGATTATCAATTAACCATTGGCCTCTTATTAATTCTGTTATAAATGAATTGTGTTTCATTTTATTATTTTTGGCTAAATTATTTTAAGACTTAAAAATGTTTAAGACACTATTTTTTAAGACAGCTTATGAGCAAATATTTTAATGATTGTTGACACAGGTAAAATTCCTGCAATAAATCTTAAAACACGACCTGCATTTGTTGTAGCATTACTTCTTGAATACTGTTGAGCTGCTTTGTCTAAAGCATCTTGAATCGGTTGTGGAATTTCTTTTTTCATAATTTCTATTCGTATTGAATTGTTATATAACACTTTTCGACTTTTGTAGCCGCCATCATAACTGTATCTAAAGCTTCAATTGCTTTTTTTGAATTTCCTGCAAATCCATCTGTAGAATCTTCATATGCACATCCAACACAACCTTCTACATCTTTATCTGTATTAGCAACGTGAATTCTTATTCCTGCAAATCCTGGTACATCCAAAATTTGAAGCATAAATCTATTAAATCTATTACTGTAGGTATAAGCAACTTCATATTTTCCAATAGGAATTGCAGTAATACCATATTTCTTGATTTTTTCAATTTGCTTTAATGACATGGATTGTGTTAATCCACGGTCTTCATCTTCTATAGTAAAAGAAAATGGTTTTTCCTCTATAAAAAGCCTTCCAGGACAATATCCTTTATAGCCTTTTTTACGTTTGATTAGTAGGTCCATCTGTTAGCTCTTTTATGTTTAAATTTTGATTGAAAGATTTAATACGATTTATTAAACCTATGGGAGGAAATAATCCTTTTGTTATAATATTCATATTCATCCAACAACTTCCTGCTGGATACATAAATGTTGACAATCGAAGTGCGGTAATTAACGCTGTAGAAAGAAAATTGTTTCCTAAAAAGTGAATTAATCCTTCAGCTAAAAAAGAACTAATTACAACCATAGCAACTTTAATTAATAATCCTTTTCCATTTTCTTTCCATGAAAATGATTTAAGCATAATGTGCTTAATAATTCCTCCAAACCAATCACATAAAACAGCTCCACTAATAAAAAATATTGTAACTTGATTGATAATATACCAATCAAGAAATTTTTGAAGTATTAAAGCAAAAGGGGTTAATGTAGCTCCTAAAAAAAAGGAGGCTTTTATTTTCGCATACCAAACTCCTGAATGAATAACAAAGAGTTGGTGCAGTAGAAATGAATAAAATAACTTTATCATAATAGATTTGAATTAAAGTCCAAACCTATTACTAATGAAATTTTATTTTAAGACACAACTTTATGTTTTAAGAATTGTATGTGTTGATTTATTTTGCATTCTTGAAATTTTATTTTCTTTTCCTCTATCTAGTAATCGACGAATGCTTTCTATATTAAATCCATATTCATCAAGACGATATTCTGTCATGAATTCAGCAATAGTTTCTCTAACTGGAATATTTGGATTGGATTTTTTCATACCTAAAGAATGGTATGTAAATGCAATTCTGAAAATGTCTTCTAAATAATTATTTATTTTCTCATTCACTGGTTCTGGAACTTCCAAAAAAGAGTTTTTACCATTTACAAGATTAAACATGTTTGATTCAGAAAATATCGCTGGTTCTATTTGAAGATGGATATAAAATTTTCCATCTGTTTTAACTGGATATTTACATTTTTTTAAAGATAACATTATTAAAAAACCTAAAGACGAAGCACTTGTTATTTTACAAGCTTTTACTTTTTTACCCAAAAAATTAACCTCTATACCTTCAAATTCTCTAAATAAGAAGGGAATTAAATGAGGCCTAATTTTTACAGGGACTATTGTCATATTTATATATATAAAAACATTTTTTATAATTAATTTAAAGCTTGAGTGATTTCAATAGGTCTAATTTCGTTTATTAAATCCCATACAACCTGAGCTTCTTGATAATAACCTAAATAGTTCCGATGTTCTTCGTTACCATCATCAGTACTAAATTCAGTTACCGGGTAGTAATACACCAGCCCTTGGTTATCTAAATTAATTTTAGTTTGATTTATTGCTGTATCAAAACTTTGTTCTAATTCTGTCCCGTGAACATTTATTCCAGAAAAAATAAAAGGCACATTTTGCCCTAATTTATTTTTCCAATAATTTAAAAATTGAATTTGACGACTAGTATATAAATTGACAGAAGACAATGAAGTAGAATCTCCTTCACCTTGAGTCCAACGCACCCAGATATAAGGGCGTTTACCTTGTGTTATAAGTTGGTTTATTGCTGTGGTTACTGCTGTATTGGTGGTTAGAAACACGCTTCCTGACGGAGGAAGATGCTTAGCTATTGCAGTACCAGATTTACCACAATTGATGTAGTAAAATTGTCTGTTTAATTTAAAATAAAGTTTTTGAAATGTTAAATTTATTCCGTGCATTCCAAATGCATTGCCATCAATAAACTGATTTTGAAAAGAATTATTTGTAAAATTCCACTCTTTAATAATTCCAGAACGTTGACGTTCACTTTTGTAACTTCCCCCTGTTTTATTATTGCTAGCTCCAGCGCAATTAGATTGCCCAAAGTCTAGCAAAACTAATGCTGCATTTTCAGGTAGTTCGTCAGACCAATTGTTTTCTTTTATTAAGCCATAAGGCTGTAAATAATCAACTGTAACTCCTTTATTGATTTGCAACATCCCTTTATCAAAACTGTTACCAGCTGGCGCATTTCCGACCGTAAACCTTGCATAAACTTCATTTGATGTAGTTGTGAAAGTTCCATTTGTAACTGCTCCAAGTGAACGTACCTTAACGTAGTCAGAGTTATATATACAATTATAATTACCAAGGGCTTTTGCGCCAGAGTAAGAATATGTTGTATTTGGATCTAATTTTATAAAATCAGTACTACAGTTACCTATAGATGATATCATATACCCCTGTAAATTAATAGCTGTGTTTTCTACTACAGTTTCTTTGTTATAAATATTAGATGTGATGATTGAATTATCAATTGCTAATCTTGCAAATTGATTTTCATAATTATTGCTTAATTTTCTTTCCGGTGACTTATCACAAGAAAATAGTAAGATTGAAATAGATAGTAAAAAAAGTTTTTTCATAATTAAAAGTTTTTTAAAGTTGCTGATAATACCTTTATTGAATCAGCTGCAGAATTTAATGAAGCTGTTATATGTAGATATCTTGTTTGTGTTACATTAAATGCTAAAGAAAATGGTGCAGCTACAGATATAGAATAGTCATTGTTTGCTGAAAATGTAGCACCTAATCCTGTAATAAATCCACCTGCTATTGTAAATGTTCTTATAAAAGGAGCAAATAATCCTGCATTACCATTAGAAACTGTAGCTATTTGCCCAGTTGTTCCTGATGGAGTACTTGGTGAAGTAGATATTTTAGCTTTAACAACAACAGAAGCTGCTGTACCAGTTTTAGATAACTGAACATTCAAATTAAAAATATCTGAAGCTAAAAAAGTATTAGCTGGAATTTCTATGATTAAAATTGATGTTTCGTCAGTTGTAGCTGTTAATACACTTCCATTTGTAATCTTATTAATGTAAAGTTTTGACTGTTTTAAATCTAAAGCTGCTTGAGTAGCTGTAGAAATTGGTTTGTTTGCATCAGAAGTATTATCTACATTTCCAAGTTCTAAATCTAATTTATTTGTATTATGGGGATTTCCACTTGCTATTTGACTATGATCGTAAGCTGTTTTCCCTCTATCTCCACGAAAAGCTGTAAGATCAGTTTCTCCTAATTCTATATTAGCCCCATTGTTATTTATATTTTCTTTTAAATAATTTAATGCATCAAAAATCATATTAATATCTCCAGCATCCATATATAATGCATGACCAAATTGAGATAAATATGCTTCTAATTCTGGATTATTTTCTTTACGTACAAAATTTAACGGAAACGGATTATTTGTAGGCATATTAGAATGAAAAAGGAATTAATATTGGTAAACCATAACTATCTAAAGTAGATGTAAATCCTGATGGAGATATACAAGAACTGTTTAATTCTACTTCACATAATTGACCGTCAGATGAAGTTTTAGTATTAGGTTTTGAATTTTGAAAAAAATCATTTTTACCTATTACTAAAGTCCTACCAGAAGTATATTTTAAAGTAATGAACTTTATTTTATGAATTAGAGCTATTCTATTAGCTCTATTTTGATCATGTTCAGGAAATCTGAAATTTACTTTTTGTATGAAATAAGGATTTCCATTTAACATTGCTGATTCTTCCGAAAAATTAATAGAAGCTAATCCAGCGTATGCTTTTTCAAAATTAGCATTTTGAAAAAAGGAATTATAAAAAGGCTGCCATCCATTAATAGTGGATGGTAAAATATCCCCTTGAAAAGCAAGTTGAATTTCACAAGCATGAACATTAGATGTTACTCTATCTAAAAGACTCATTTATAGATTAATTTGATACGAAAGTAACAAATTTTAATATATATATAAAATAAAATTAAAGTTTTTTAATATATATGTAAACTATTTAAAATACTTAAAAAGTCACTATTTTTTTGTAATTCTGTAATTTTAGTAAAAAACATAGCGTAAAACCTTATAAACATTGACTTTTTAAAATACATTGATTTTGTAATTCAGAAGCTTTAAGAAAAAGTAATTTTGTACGCTCTTATTTAATTACATTTTTTTTGTAATTTATATTACAAAATTACAACTTAAATGTAATTAAATTTATTAGTGTTTACAGCACATTCGAGCATATATTACAAAATTACATTTTTTATATGTCTTTTCTTAAAATAAGGGAGTAGGGAGAATGTAAAGCGCATATGAGCGCCGATTTATCTCTTAGCCATATCTAAATATTATCTTGGTAGAAAATGGTTGATGTGATGTTATTTAAACAGAAAAAGCCACTCGTGAGTGGCTTAAATCAGTTTTGTTTTAAAAATACTTTACTCAAGCAGATTTTCTAGAACTATTTACATTTAATAGATTTGTTGTATTAGCTAATATTAACGCTTTAGCTTGATTAACTTCTACAGCATTTCCAATGTATTTTTTTTGCTCTTTTTGAGTACCAATTAATTTATAATCAATTGGGAAACCTTGAATTTGTTTTAGTTCCGGAATGTTCAACATTCTTAATTTAATATCTGAAATCTGATATAACAACATAAACTTTTTCAATTCTATAGTAGCTTCACAGTCTTCATCATATATAGGTACTTGAATTGAATTGTTATTTACTGATATTAAATATAGAGGAGCTTTATCTTGACGCGCTACAATTGTATAACTAGGTTCGTCAATACTACCATTATTTCCAAACCAAGATGGATTTAGAATAAAATGCTTTGCTTTTATTATATTAAATTTTGGAACTGTTGTTAAACTTCCTATTGGATCTTCAATTGATGCTGCCTTACTCCTTCCATATTGTTGATCAATAAAATCTACATCAATTTTAGCTACTCTATCATTTGTAGTAATAGTTGGTGCTGGAGATTCTATAGAATGCAAACCGCTATTATTATAATAAGTATTCAAATGAGTTTGTGTTGATACAATTGCAAATCGGTTATTTGTTGTAACAGTTCCAATAGGTTCATTAAATGACTTTACTCGCATATCATCATTTCCTGAATTGTATTGCTTTGTAAATCCATTTTCACCATTAGCAATGAATTTATGACAACCTGCTAAAATTCTTTTTATAGTATTTGGTGATAAAGGCTTTTTTCTGGTAAAAATACTATTCCCTTCTACTTCTAACTGCAAAACTTTTTTAACAGGATTCCATTTTTTAAGATTGGAATTACCTGGTATTTTAGCATGAGTTTGTTCTGGCCACTGAATTGAATATTTTTTTTTGCTAAACTGTATAAATAACCTTTTACGACTTTGGCATGCTCCAAAATCAGCAGAATTCAAAATTCTTTTTTCAGATATAAATCCGAAAGATTCAATAGTTTTAATCCATTTAGTAAAATAAATACCTGAATCTTTAGAAACTGGTTTACCATTACAGCATAATGGGCCCCAACTCATAAACTCTCTGACATTTTCAACTATAAAAAAGTCAGGTTTTATATTTTCTAAATACATATACATGTGTTCTGCTAATGATCGAGAATCGGCATCACGTGGTTGACCTCCTTTTGCATTACTAAAATTTGTGCATTCTAATGATGCCCAAATATTAATTATACAATTAGGTTCTTTCAATCTTAAATCATCAACCAGAGCTTTTAATTTTACTACTACAGCAAAGTCCCTAACATCTTCTGTAAAATGAAAAGCTTCTGGATGATTTTCTTTATGCGATAATATTGCATTTTTATCATGATTAACACATGCTAAAACTTTTGTTCTATCTGACGCTAAATGAATTCCTGTAGAAGTTCCTCCAGCTCCTGAGAATAAATCAATCCAATATATTTGTTTTTCCATACTAAATAAAATTATCTGGTTTTTCTATTTTCTCAAATTCGATTACCCAAACCCATGGATTTGAATCTATAGATCCTTTTCCGTTTATAGACTCCCACAAACTTTTAAATGACTCAATAGGATAAAGAGATCCTCTTCCATGATTGATATAATTTTTAAACATGCATTGTTTAATATCATTATGAATCCAGGTCATTTCTATTCCTTCAGCAATTGCATCACTTTCGGAAATATCCTGAAGACGTTCTACAGTTACTGATTTTATCTGAAGGAAAATTATACAAGCTTTTTTAGGCATAAATATTGAAGGCTTCCATTTATCAGATAAATTGATTTTTTCAATAGATTTATACTCATATCTTGGTTCACCATAGTCTTGTTCTATTTCTCTAAAAGTTTCGCGAACCCAAAGGATGTCGCCTACATTACCATATGGACAGAACTTGTGAATCGTTTCTACCCAATGTCCCTTCCACATACGGGCAAATACATGGGTATTTGATAATCCATCCGGAATACCTTGGTAAACATATTTTGATTCCAAAAGATCTTCTAACCCTTTAGTTCTACGAGTTTTTGTTTTAATACCGTTTATTATAGACTTTACCATATCGGTAGAGAATAAAATTGGTTTAATTTTTACCATATGAAAAAAATATTACGAAGAAAATTGTTATTGCTATAGATGTAAAAATGCAGCCTTTTAGGAAGTACTCTTTTTTTTCACCAGCAGAAAAATGTTTCAAGCCTGTGAGTTCTAGTTTCTTTAAAAAATATGTTTCACAAATATTTTCTAGTTGTTTTCCTGAAGTAGTAAACTCTTTTATTTGATCTATATGCGTAATCTCTTCACCTATGAATTCTTTCATAGTATTGAAAAATATTTGATTTTTTCTCATGATTAGTTAATTAAATTTGTTTCTATTTCATTATCCATTGAGAGAATTGTAATTGACAATCCTTTTGTATAATCTTCATCAGTTCTAAAAGTTAATTCACCTTCTTTATTTTTATACCATTGTTTTCTAAAACTACCGTCTTTAGAAAGAGTTTTTACATAACCAAAACCTTCGTAAAATTCTTCTAATCCTTTTCTTGAAACGGATTCAGCTAATGACTTAGCTAAATCCTCATTACTTTCTAAATTCCAAAATGTTTTACTCCATTCTTTACGAATTTCTTCATTCCAAAATTCAGAATCTACATTTACTAAAAACTCATCCGTTTTAATTACTTCTATTTTAAATTTTTCCATGATATAAATTGATTTAATTGATTTATGATGCTATTGATGTAACCTTAAAAGGTTCAAATGTTTGTTTATTTGTAGGTACATATACTAAACCCTTTTCGATTAATTCTTTAAATTTCTGAACGTCTGAATCATATTTTGTAAATTCAGGTCCTATTACATTACCATTAGATTTGTCTACAACATAATAGATTGTATTCTGTTTTAAACGCCTTGTATTATAAAATAAACTACCTGTTTCCGCTTTTTTTAAATACAATTTAAATTCAAAATTATTTGAACTTAAAGTTGTAGAAAGCATGTAAATTAGTCGTTTATTGACTAAATAATTTATTTCTTCTTTAGCGTGTTTTTCTACTAGAATATCAATTTCACTTTTATAAATCCAGTCATTATCATAAGGTAGATAAGTTGAATAAAATTCATTTTTGATTTGATCTTTTAGAAAAAAAATTTTATTACTATTTATAACACCATCAGATGATATTATATCGCCCCAATAGGCATTTATTAAATTTGCTTTAGTTGATATGTAAATTGGTAATTCCATAAGTTTTAGTTATAAAATTTATTAAAATAACGTAAGGATATTTCATATAAGAAAGTTGTTCTTTCTTGATATCCGTTATCGACCATCCAATGGACTTTTTCACAAACAAAATCATATTCTTCTATAGATTGTATAGAATTAAAAATGATAAGTAATTCAAATTTGCTGTACATTTTTATTCTTCGTTAAATAGTGGATTAGTCGATTCATCGATTATGCTGTTTTCAACATTTGTAAGCTCTTCAGCTTTTTTTGTATCGATATAAATAACTTCTTGACTTTTACCATCTATGGTTTTTATAATTCTATTTCCTGAATTATGCATTTCTGGCGGATTCATTACCCAATTATTCCATTTACAGTATGCATGAATTGCTTTTTTAAATTTAGTTTGAGACCACTTTGTTTGCTTTGTTGATTTTACAAATTCATCGAAAGCAGCTTCTTTTGAAAAATCAGTATTTAAATATTTAAATGTTGTAGTAGCTAAATCGCTAGATGTTAATTCCCCAAAGAAACCATCAGCCCAGCCTTGAAAAATTTCTCCCATTTCAGCTTGTAACGTTCTTTTAGTTACATTATCCATAGGAGGATTATGCTTTTCCTCAGTTGATAAATAAAATTTCAAACATTGTGCACAAAAATTGTAATAATGATTCCATTGTTTATGATCAAAGTCTGTAAATAGATTTTTTCCATCAAAATCATCTGATACTTTTCTAACCTGTAGGTACTCGTCTTCAGACGAACCATGATAATAATCTGAAAATACAGTTATCAATAAACGTCTTGCTGTTGATGGATCAACATTTCTTAAAGCAAAATTTGATGTGAAAATGAATTTTGGAGAATCATCAAATGAAATTTCAAACGGAGAACCATTTTTAGGATTAACTTTCAATGAACCTGTAATTTCACTAAAAAAGAAATCAAAATTTAAATATTGAGTTGCATCATCAATTAGAATATAATCAGTATCTTCAGATACTTCGTGATAGATAAAATCGTTTTGAGTTAATTTTGGGTCACGCCCTTTTAAATAAACTCGTCTTTTTAAAATTGGATGCAAACCTGGTCCATAACAAATAGACTTACCAGAACCCCCATGTGATTCTCCTAAATCAGAAACTTTGTTATCCATTGCGAAAACCGCCCAAGGTTTTCCGTAATTTTTATATTTGTGTAAAGCATAACCGAAAGCAAATATTTTATTAATTAAATGAAGTTTTTGCTCATGTTTTTTATCCTCTGATAAATTAGGCCCTGCAATATTGAACTTATTATTTATAAAATATTCATCAGCTTCTTTCTTAGATTTTTCTTTATAAAAATCCTCTAATTCTTCTTTCCAGAAAACTCGTGATGTATTAATTAAATAATTTAAAAACCAACCATCATTATTCAAAATTTCAATATCCATGTTTCCATCTTGATCTTGAAAAATATTGAAATGTGGATCTTCTTGTTTTACATCAAAATCTATAATTTTATCCTCCCATACAAATTTATCTACTTCACCTTGCTTATATTCAATGATATCAGTACCAGTTACTTTCCAAACTTTTTTAGCAAAAAATAAATATTGTGTAGCTCTATCTGCATCAGTAAAATCAATCTTTAGATTAGCTAATTTTGATAAACTTCTTTCTCCTAATTGTGGAGATTTATATACATAATCTCTTAGATCTGGATTCATTCCCCTTTCTTCTAAAAATTCATGTACGAAGTTTTCAATTTGATAGGGTTCTAAAACCCTAATAATTGAACCTTCTTTTTTTACGAATATGTAGCCTTCTTTATTAGACTGCATTTCATATCGTCCAAAACCAAGCATTGATAAAAAGTGATAAAGCCTAGTATTTGATAAATTATAATTTATCTTACCATTTTGACCAACATACTCAGTCCAGAATTGTAAAGGCAATGAATTTGCAATAAGTTTGTTAAATCCATTGCTGAAACTTAATGATTTATCATCATAAAATTTTTCAACGTAATCTTTAAAATCTTTACAAGGATTTCCCCTTTTATCTTTATATTCTTTAAGCTTATTTGGAAGCCAAAGTAATTTTATATCTAGGTATTTTAGACCAGTTTCTAACGCTTGTTTTACTCCAGTTTTATCCAAATCTGCTAAATAGATTATTTCTTTAGCGTAGGTTTTCAGTTTCTTGTATTCTTCAAAATTTAAATGTTCTGATTCAGAATTAAACCACACAGCATAATGCTCAAAACTTCTTAAGTTTAACCCATCGGAACCGCCACTTGCAATAAATACTCTATCTAATCTAGGATCAAATTTTTTAACCTTTTTCTTTTCTGATTCTTCTTCCTCTTCAACATCTCCATATTGATCTTCTTGTTTTTTCTTTCTTCGTTCAAACTCTTTTTTTAAAGTTTCAATTCCCCACATATGGCGTTTTGGCTTAGTGCCGGCGTAACGGAAACGGTATTGTTTTTCGAATGAATTAGGCTGGTAAATCTTTTGCCAATCTCCAAAGTCAAAAACGAATATTGGATATTCATCTATAGCTGTTGTGACAATAACTTCATTTTCTTTACAAAATGAAAATGATTTGCATTTTTTTAAATTGATTTCTCTACAATGAACTTCATTTACACGTTTCCCTAATAATTGCAGATCATCATGGGTGAAATTCTTAAAATATTCAAAAATATAATCACCTTTTTTTTCACTTGCTTTTAACGGACGTTTTTCTATTAAAGGCATAAATACCTGCATTTTTGCACCTTCAATATTGTACCTTGCTCCTAATAATTCACAAGCTTTACCATAGGTAATTCCTTCTTCTAATGCACAAATTTGAATTCCATTTCTTGAACTTTGATCACCACCGAAATCAGTTACTATCCAAATTCCTCCAGGCATTTCTTTTAATGAAGCCGATGCTGTTTTTTCGCTTTGACGTATTTTAAATGATTTTGCAGCTTTATGTACAACTTTAGCAGCATCAGGATAATAATGTAAAATGATATCTAAACCGCCATTAGTTGCATCGAATATATCTTGATCTTTAACATAACTCATATTTATAGTTCTTTTTCTTGGTTTACTTCAATTTGATTAAGCAATTGAAGTTGTAAATCTTCTAGTTCAGTATTCATTATTTTCAAATTATATTGAATCTCCATTTCATTAAATAATTCATGGCTTTTCATTTGCTCAATTCCAGCTTCTAGCTGAATTATTCTATTTTTTATTTCGCAATTATTACTCATAATGAGGTCTTTTTATCATTAGGTGTTGAATTTATGTTTGCTAATAACTTAGCATCAAATAATGATTTACATGGTAATTCATTATATAATTCATCTTTAAGTAATATTTCAAGTATATACATAGCTTATGTACTTAGGTTCTGTACTATTTTTTTAAAAAAGAAAGATTGTCTAGTAAATTATTTTTGACTGAAATTTCCATTTCACTCTCATTAATAATATTATTAATGATGAGTTCAGGATTTACGTTTGGAAATTCTATTATTTCAAAACGTCTTAGAAAAGAAGCTCCTTGAGGTAAATCTGTTTTATTTATTTCTGAATCACAGATTATAATTAATTTTTCAATTTGAATTTCATAAGGTTTATTATTTAGTGGTTGAACTAAAATTTTACCTTTAGGAATAAACTCCATAAAATATTCTAAATATTTTAATTTGATAATTTCATCAATTATTATAACTTTAGTTTCAGGAGAACAAAATCTAAAAAAATAAGAAGGTTTTTGTCCTCTAAAATTTCTTCCATCTAATAAAATTGTTTTATTTTCATAATATTTTTTAATAACTTTTGAAGTTCTGCTTTTACCAGTTTCTTGTTTTCCAATAAAAATAAATCCTTTTGCCATCGTAGTAAATTTTTATACTATTCATTTTAACAAATAGTGGTTGATTATTAATTTTTTAAAAGCCACTCCACTAGAAGTGGCTTTAAAGTTTAAAAGGCGATGTGTAAGCACATCATGGGTAAGAACGTGTTTAAATAATATTCCATTGAAGCGCTATTTTAGTCAGAGCTTGCTTTGTTTGTATATTACCTAACTTTTTATGAAGTTTTCTTTTTGATTTGTGGTAAGAACCCATTGGCATACCTAACTCTTCAGCAATTACTTCGTTTGTTTTATCAGTGGTTGATTCCTGAATTAGCTTAATATCTTGATCACTTAGCCTTTCTCCATTCACAATAGGAAGTTTACATAAAACTCCTTCATGTGGACAATTGCCTCTATTTGGGCATGGCCAATATTCTCCATCTTGTAGCTCTCCATTTTCTATGTCGGCTTTAAAATCTAAGCCTCCAAATCGACATTTAGCAAATTGTTCAGTTCTTTTTATTTGAGAATTTGGATGTAAATCATGTAGCGCTATTCTAACTTCTTTATCATAAGCTATTGCCTCATTTAAAATACTTATTGTTGCAAATGATAATTCAGAAAAAGATATCACTTTGCCTGATTTAAGTATTTTCAAATCATTTTTTTCAACGAACATCTCGACATGTTCGTTTGTTAATCCTGGTAATAAATTTGTTTGGCACATTATTAATTGATTTTAATTAAGATTCTAACTGTTTTGCTAAATTTTCACCTGAAGCTTTATTAGATTTTGCAATAGCTAATAAAGCGGAAAATACTTCCATTTGACGTTCAGGATTTTGACGTCTATGGCGGACATTTCTTATTATACTATCGGTTACTATTAAAGAAGTTTTCTCTGGCAATAATTCTCTAACTAAATGAATATATGTTACAGGTAAATGAGCATTGATTATTTTATAGGCTAAATCAATATGCGAATGCATACTCTTTTGTTTATTCTTGCTTTGTATTTTTTTCATATATTTGTTAATTATTACGCAAATCTAATATATTATTTAATATATATATTAATTTAATGTGTAATTTTTTAATCTATATGTTTAATTTATATTAATTATAAATAATAAGTTATGTCATTTTCACAAAAAGCAAAGAAATATTTTAAGGAAGAAATGGGATTAAATAACCGTAAACTTTCAGAAGTCCTTGATGGTTATAGTGAAGTTTTAATTTCTAATCACTTTAAGAGTGACGAAATAAGTGGCGCTTTTATAAAACGATTATTAAAGTATATTCCCAATATTGATATTGAATATTTATTAAAAGATTCAATTCCTGTAAGAGATTATGATGGTAAGCATAATATAATTTCATCAAATGAAAATGAACAATTAATTAATGAAATTGAAGAGAGATTATTGGTGTTAAAAAGAAATATTACACGTGTATAGCACGTGTAATATATAATGTCTTTAAAATAAGTGTTTTAGCTATCGTCAAAAAATCCAGTCGAGGTCACGAAAACAAAGTTTAAAAAAGTCATTGTAAGCACAAAACTACGGGAGACCGCTTGTTATGTGCTTTTTTGTTTAATTTTTAAACCTTTGATTTTATGTTAAAATCCCCTTCAGATTGTATTTTCAGCACGCTAGCTAACACGCAACTAAATCGCGTGCTAATGATTAGAGTAAATTTTTATTTAAGAAAAGATGTAACCGTTCTTGGTGAGCATCCTATTTACATCAGAATCTCCGGAGGTGATCATCCACAGGAAAGAATTAACTCCGAAGTTTATGTCAATAAAGCTTTTTGGAATGATAAGGATAGATGCATTAAGAAAAAAAATCAACTGCTATCAGATAAGCAGTTAATTCTTGACAACATCATTAATAAGTTTACAGATATAAGAACTACTTATAGACTTACAGAAATTGTTCTAACACCCAAAATCGCCAGAGATGAGTACGAAAATAAATTAAGTAGAGTAAATTTTAATGCCTTCTTTGATTTAATGTTGAAAGAAGAAAAATCAAAGTTTGCTCCTGGTACTTACAGAAGACACGAAAGTGTTTTGGAAAAACTCAAAGAGTACCAAAATTATTTACCTTTTCACGAGCTAAATGTTAGTTGGTTCAATAGGTATAGAAATTATCTTAAAGATGAATTGGATAATTTGGACACAACAATAAATTCAAACTTTTCATCCATTAAGAAGTTTTTAAGAATTGCCGTTAAAAATGGTATTCGTTTGACTTTTGATGTAGATGATATCAAAGGAGGTAGCACTACAGGAAATAGATCATATTTAAACGCACACGAATTAAAAATTTGTGTTGATTATTATTTTTCTCCATTCATCACGCCTATGAATCGAATCGTTTTAGGCTATTTTCTTTTTGCTTGTATGACTGGATTACGAAAATCAAATATTTTAGATCTCGATAGAAGAGAACTTTTAAAGGATGATTTTTCATTAGTTGTTGTAAAATCAAATAAGGATAAAACAATTTCATTAAATAAAAAAGCAAAAGAATTAATTGAATTTTGCCCAGACTTATTTGTAGTGAAATATTCTGCCGAACATATTAATGAGCACATTAAAATAATAATGAAAAGTTTAGGCATCACAAAACATATCACCTTGCATGTTGGCCGCCATACTTTTGCTACTTTATTTTTAAAGATGGGAGGGAAGGTGGAAAAGTTACAGCAGCTACTTTGCCATGCTAATATTAAAGAAACAATGATTTATGTACATATAATGCAGTCAGAAGCGAACGAGGAAATATTTTTACTTGATAAAATATTTGAATAGAAAAAGCGGTCAATTGACCGCTTTTATTTTAGAAAGCAACTGTATCTAAATCTATTTCAAAAATATCAGGCTTGATTTCCGTTCGATTGATTGTTTTTACAACATGATATCTATTGTATGCATAAATATTATTATCAATACTTATACCTTTTATATCCAAAAAGTGAGCTTTAAATTGCCATTTAAAAGGAATTGCAAATATTCTGAATTCGTCCCACTTTTGCCAATACTCAGGAAAAATTGCGGGTATTAAAATATCATCATTGCTTATGGACAAATTTTGTCCGTTAAAAAGCCCTTCGTATTTAACAACAAACATTTTAGAACTATCATCGATAAAAGCATAAGCAGTTTCAATATTGTTTCTTTCATATTGTGGTAATGGTAATGCTGGAATTTCAATTGTTGTAGTTTTATCATTTGTTTGGTAACCTGTATCTACAAATCCTGATGCATTAATAAATATTGGTTTGTAAATAAATTTAGTTGAGTCTATATCTGAAAATTTATGTAGAAAAGAATAACCTTTTTGTGGGCGACGGCTTGGTTCGGGAATTTCATAATCTTGCAATGAAATTGCGTTGGGTATATCAATTCCATCAGTAACTTTATTCATATAAACAAAATTATCTTTTACAAAGAAATTGTAGTTCAACCATTTTTTTGTAATATCTACAAGATTGCCGTAGGTCATGTCTGGAACCGCTTTTGTTAAATCAATTTTTGGTTCATTCCATACGGTAGGAATTATGTCATCGTTTAAATCATAAAATTGAAAAGGCATTATTGACAAATCACAAATTATACGTGGATCGTTAGTTATTCTTTGATTAGATGTAGCTGTTATGGTATGAGTACCTGGTTCTAAAATAAGAATATAGTCATCAAATGTAAACTCATGGGTAACAGATTGAGGTATCGGATAAGATGGAAGTATATCCTCATATATAACTGCTCCATCTATTAATAAATAAAAATTTGAAGGAGAATCACTCATTGGAGCTATATGACCATTTCCATTAATATAAAATTTTATTTTTCTATTAATAGTAATTACAATTGATTTGTTCCAACTTCCCATAAAAAGGTCAAAATGTTGAACACTATTATAATATTCTTCATCCATTAAAGTTAGATCATAAGAATCGTATATTAAATTTGTAAAATAATCTCCTGGATTTAAAACATATCTATTCAAAAGTTTTGATTCATTTAAAATATCACCTGCCAATTGATAACCTTCATCTATAACTCCTTGTTTTAATAGATACAACCAATTTGGTAATGGAACAATAATATTTCTATTATCATAAACTTCCTCTTCTGAATTCCATGTATTTTCTAAAAAAACACCATTAACTCTATTATTCAAAATTTGCTGAAAAGAAGCAAATAGATTATCATCTTGAGAATATTTATCTGTATGTATTTGTGGAAAAACAAAATTTGTTTGAGGATAAGTTTGACCAACCATATTATTAGCATATTCATATAAACTCACGCCATTTGGTAAATTAAACTTTTCAAGTTTTAATTCTGATAATTTTTTATCCCATGAAGGAAATTGTTCCAAACCAAATTCTAAAGTGCATGATAATTTTAAACCAGTAATTTCTATGATTTCAAGTTTTGCCTTTTCTATTTTATCATGATGATGGTACCATCCATCAAATAAAGTTTCGAAAGTGGTATTATATTGCGATATAAATCCAGAAGCAATATCTAAATCATCCGTAAGATATATATCAAATGGATAGGTTATTTTAGAAGAAAATGATTCCTGAAATGAGGAATTATTTTCTACATCTGAAATTCCGAAAAGAGATAAATCCAATTCAAAATTAGAAGTGATAAACTTTCTCATTGTAGTCTTTGTTTATTATGAATTCTAAATTATATTCGATTAATTCCCTTTCAGAGTCTTCATCAATTTTTGATTTAGTTTGTGGCACTAAATTAATTTGTCCGTCATCCGTAATTAAAACTACTTTTTTGGACATCAATAACGAATCTACATCATCGATGGTACTTTTACTTATCCAACCAGTGGATATTTTTAAAGTTAAATTTCGCTCTACTTTCAAAGTTTGAAGGCATTTTACTAAATTTCTTTGAAAAGTATTCAAAGTGTATTCATATTCTGGCCCCAGTGAATAACCTCCAGTAAGTTCCAATGATGATTGGAGTAAATATTCATTTTCCCAAACAATCATATTTGAAAAGGGACCTTGTGGAAAAACTAAGAATTTTTGTTCTCTAAATTCCGCCGTTTCAAGAGAAATGAGTTTGTAAGTAATAATATCTCCCTGCTGATAATCTTCAAAAGTCACTTTTTTACAAATAATCCAACCATCATCAGCAAGTAATGAAATTATATTAACAATATAATCATTTTGATAAATTTCAAGGTCATAGCCATTTGTTTTTATAACATCTGAATTTTCGGTTTTTATGTTTAGATAAGCAAACGAGTTAATAGTTACTCTAGTTGGTTGCTGATTAAATTTTAGAAATCCGAATTTATCAAACCCATTTTCCAAACCTGCAATAAAATTAATTGAAGGTACTGTAATATCACGAATCATTGCGCTAGTTGCTAAATTGTTTTCAGAGATATAAACTGATACTGAAGATGGTAAATATTGATTTAATGATTCATTGAAATTATTGAATCGACTCATTATTTTATGAATAAGCAACCCGATGTTCAATTTTCCTTTTTGATTAAAAGGAATTAGTTTCTCTTTTATTTTATGATTAACATAAGTTTGTGAAAAATAGTCATATACTTTGGCCAATATGGTTATATCAAAATAGGTATTTATTGATGTCGTTGAAAAGCCTAAAAATTTCGGATCTAACGTAAAAGCAAAATTATTTTGATACGGTAAACTTATAAAATCAAGAAGATTATACGTTACTGAAATAGTTCGTGTGGATACTTGTCCATTTATTGTGGCAGTTAATACTACATTACCAGTATAAACTCCTGGGCTTAAATTAGCAAATGGAATTGGTTTAACTACAACAACCGTTTGATTAGTTTGTTGAATGATTATAGTTTGTAAACTACAATTTAACCAATACGGATA